GACATTTCAACTTGCGTTCCTTCGTCACCCGAATTCAAATTAGACCAAGTAATGGCAGCGCATCTGTCTTTGAAAGTATTTACATTGCTGACGGAAAAATTAATCATTGCCATTACAGAATCGCTCCTGCATTTGCATTTTTAAGCATTTGATTTAAGTAATTATCGTCGTCGGTTTTGATTTGACTCAAAGATTGTGCTGATTGTATTTGTTGTTGTTGCTGTTCGATTTGTTGTTGTTTTGCTTGCGAAGAGGCCCTTTGATTTCTGATCTTATTTACTTCATCGTCGGTTCTGATAATGTTTGAGGGGATCGAAGTGATGTCAGCATAAACGTCAATTAATTGATCTGTTTTGATTTTATCTAAAATACTAGGGTCAGAGGAGGCTACTTGAGAACTGAAAGAAGCAAACCGTTCAATGGATGAAATGCCCACAAGTTTTTGAGCCTGAGCCATGATTGATATATATTCTACCTTTAAGTCCTGACCTTGAATTTCTTGAGGCGGGGTAGGCAACAAGCCAAGTTCGGCGCAAATGTTAAAACTTAATTCTGTAACAGGATCTAGCAAGTCCTGATTTAATTGTTCTAACACTGGCCCCAAAGCTAAAAGTTTTTCTTCATGTCTTTCTTCAATTTCTCTAGCCGTAATTTGTCGTCTGTCTGTTTGAGCAAGCATCAAAAATAAGTCTTCAAAGAAAGCCCTTTGAATTCTGTTTCTGACTTGATTTTGTTTCATTTCCATTTCTTGAATTCTGAATTCAACTTCAAACGCTGGCCTAAATCCATGTTGCGCATTTTGTGAATCAACATAAGTGATGTCACCCGCAAGAATGCTTGCTGTTTGGTTTCGCAAAGAAGACGGCGCAGTCATCGGAGGTCTAACCATTTTGTCAATGGCTTCCATGGTTCTTTTCTCTCCATGCTGCAATTGCTTGATGTCGCCTAATGCTTCCATTCCTGGGCAATTGGTTCCATAAACGTCTTCGCCCGAAGTCACTTCCCATCGTGGAACCAAGACAGGAAAATAGTCGTATCCTGACTCTCGTAAAAACAAATCATCTTGGTTGTTTCCAATTTCATAATAGGACGAAATATATTTTTTATTATTTTTGAAATTAAATAATTTTGGATTGTAAGAAGGGTTTGGAACGATGACGTGCCTGACATCAATCCATGACTCATAATTTCCTTGCTCATACATACTACGAACTTGAATGGAAAAATTCGACCAGTCAGGGTTACCGTCAAATCTTTTTTGTCCAAAAGTTTCAAGCAATTGTCTGACTGTCATTCTAAAATTTCTAATGAAAGTGTTGACTCGTCCCCTTGAATCTTTCGCAATCCAATACGATCCTATTGGAAAACTTTCAGTGTAAAAAACGTCACCGTGGACATCTTTTTCAAAAAGCATTGCAGAGGTTCCAAACACTCCAATGTCACCGTATAAAGTGAGAAGTGATGTGTAGAAATTTGATTTTAGATAGGACGTTGAAATAACATTTTGAACTTTTGAAATCCAATTTTTTACGGGTCCATATTCACTTAGCTCGGGGTCTTGTGTTGTCAATCTAAACCAGGGACGGGCAGGGCTTGTGATCCCTGACATCATGCCGGATCTGAGTGTTCTAGCGGCGAGTGTCGCGGTATTATCAATTATTTTTTGATTGATTCTTTCGCCCTTGTTGACTTGAGTGATGTCAAATTTTGCACGCCTTGGGACGATGTACTCGCTTAGTTCTTTCCAATGTGAAACAAAAGACTGCCTCTCGCCGTCAAGCTGAGAAAAAATTAATTCATATAATTGTTTTTTTGATTTATAAACAATCATCAAAGACCCAATAAAGTTTTTGCGTTTAGGTCTGCCTCTGATTGCGAGCCAAGCGCACCAATCGGAGTCAGTAGGGTTTTTCCTCCGGTGCCTCCACCAAATAATGATTTTTGCTTTCCTCGCAAGGCTTGCTGACGTTTTTTGTATTCGTCGGTTTCTTTAGCAATCAATTCCTCTTCGGCTCTTTTTTTTGCAGCGGCGTCTTCCTCTGCAATTCTTTTCGCTCTATCATCTTTAGTTTCGGTTCCTGGGACACCATTTCGTGCAGCTATGTCATTGATTAAGTTCTCTCCGGCTTCTCCGCCCCATGTCGTGTCAGCGTAAATTCTTTTAGCGACGTCTTCCAAATCTTTGCCGTCCTTGATTTCGCTAATGCCAGTTAAGTTTTTGCTTCCTTTTTTGATTTCGTCTGTAGCATCTGAAATTGCGTCTCCCAATGTGTCGCCTAAATCTTGTAACGGATTGCTTCCACCCATGATTAAATCCTTTCAAACAAATAAACTGTTTCTAATTTTTTAAAGCCTCGTCGTAGCAAACTTTTTTCTTTTATGTTTGTTGACGTTAAAATGTTCATATAAATTAAATTTGAATACTCGCCCGCAAATTCTTTGTAGAGAGAAATCAATTCCAAAGACGCTTTTGATGGCCTGTGTTCCTTTTCAACAAACCAAAACAACTCGCTACACACTTTAATCTTTGGGTCGAAAATATGTGGATGCAAATAGCCAGCAATGGCCCCAATGATTTTATCGTCCTTAGTTGCGACAACTAAAACGTGATATTGAATCAATCTTGTTATCAAAAGACGTTGATAGTCTGGGTCTGCAAAACAAAGTTGTGGGGAAAAACTATTTTCTGTTTTAAAATTCATTAACAATTCAATGATTGATTCTGTGTCTTCAATTTTTGATTTTCTGACTTCAATCATTTCACACCCCAAGCATTGCTTATGTGCATATTAAATGATGTCAACCAAGCAATGTAAAGAATTTTTTTTCTAATTAATTTTTAATTTTCTTTTTTTGAAAAGTAGTCTGTTGGATCATAGTCTGACTTGTAATTATTGTTTTTTAAACCTCGTATAATCATATCAGGGGAGTGTCTGGACGGCAGGTCAGGCATTGCGAAAGTCAAACACAACGCGTCTGCACGGTCCGGCGAAAAGCCTAGTCTTTCTTTGATTGAATCTTTTGGCTCCAATTGAAATTTTCCATTTACAAAAGTGTACTCGGGCGCAGTAAGTTCCCGTGACAAAATCGGATCTTCTGGTAAGACGCCTCCGCGCTTAATCCAATCAGCCATTTTGAACCACATTTCTGCACGCTTGTTTAAATAAGCTTGATCTAAAGCCTTACCAGAAAAATGAATTTCTTGGGGATTAAGACCAGCTTGTAGCATTGAATCAACAACGCCCGAGCCAAACCCCCCAGTTCCGTCGATGAATTCCATTTCAGAACCCCAGTCAGATTTTGCTTTCATGATTCTGGCAACAATATCATTTACTCGCGCATTGTTTAATTCAGCGTACTTGAATGCTCTTAACCCTTGTCTTGGAAATATGATTGTTGAGTCAGCCCCGAATCTCGCAACGTCAACGCCTAAGCGTTTTTGAGAAAATTCATAATCTTGTTCTCGAATGTCTCGCTTCATTGCCGCTTGAACTTCGTTAGGTCCTAGCAATGAATTTAATGAACTTGGAGGAAATTTTCCAAGAACATTGACGATGTACCAGGGGGAGTCAGTTCCATATTTTTCTCTTTGCTCAATTGCCCACTGTAAAGAAACGCGAGAACTTCTTTTGGGTGATTCAGGGTCGGAAGTGATTTCTGTCACATACCACAAATGTCGTTCGTTTGTTGCCGCTCGATACAGTGGCCCCTCAAGATGCGTGGGGTTTCCTGCCATGATGATTTTAGTTTCGATACCACTTGCAAGTCCGGCTTCTGCGGCTGCCATTACGCCATCTGGTATTGCTCCGACTTCGTCCAAGATAAACAAAAGATAGTCGGCGTGAAGTCCCGCTAAAGTATTTGATTGTTGAGAACTGTCTCCTGATTTTGGAAATGTTCTAGCTGACATGAACCAGTTTTCAGGAGCTTCTTTATTGAAAATTCTTGTTTTAGTCCAAACAAAAGATTCTTTCAAAAATTCACTTTTTTGATGCCACTTAGCCATTTCAGACCACAAGCCGTCTTGAAGGTTATCGTAAGAAATTGAAGTGGCCGCCACTTTAGGGTAGGGTCTTGTCAAAAGAAAATTCCAAGCGGTCCAAGCTAAAATAGTTGATTTACCGACGCCCTTTGATGCTTGCATGGCAAGTCTGTTTCTTTTGGGAAAAGCCATTAAGACATCGGCTTGCCAAGCGTCCGGCTCGGCTTTAAATACGTCGCGCACAAATTGGACTGGGTTGTTTCTCCATGTCCGAATTTTTTGGACTACTTGCTGACGAACATGGTCCTTCATTTAGCTTGCCAACCTTTTAATAACTGATATGGTGGGGTATAACCATAACTAATCAAAACGCTACCTGTTCCGGCGTTATGACCAACTGTTAAGTCAGGACGCAAAAAACGGATCCGGCCCTCTAAAAAAAATATTGATGTGGCTTCTTTTGCATACCTTTGAAAGTTCACTGTGTCGAATCGGTTAAAAAGTAAAGCCGTTCCGCAATTGTGCTGTTTTAGTTTTCGCATCCAAACGTCAGCTTCTGCATATGGTGGGTTTAACCAGACTTTTCCGAACCATTCCTTTTCTAAACCGCTTTCGGTATAAATACTATTCGCAGTCTTGTGATAAGATTCGCCGCATGGATCAAGATCAAAGTTACCAAGGGCTTCAACTATCCATAAAGGCGTCAACCAAACGTCAGTTTTACCTTTATGACTCTGTGGATCCGTACTTACAAAAGTCACTTATTCACTCTTTTCTTCGATCTTATTAGCTTCCAAAACAATATCAGCAAGTTTGAGTTCGCCGGAGTGTTCAACCTTTTGTTTAACTGGTCCGATGACCCTATTAAGGGCTAAATCAATTTGAGATAAAAAACCGCCTTCAATACCTTTTAAAATTGTTGCAGCTAGGGCAGCATTAAGGCCAGTGTTTAAGTCTTTGTTCTCGGATGTTTGATTGACCAAAGCCAAAAGTTCGCTTTGGCTCATGTTCATTATTAGCCCCCAAGCGTTGACTAAATTAATTTGAGAAAGCTGTTTAATAGTTTTTTGCTCGGGCGTGAGTTTTGGCCTACCGTTTGGGTTCAAGGTAGTGCCTTTTTGAAATGGTCGCCCTCTAGGTTTTTTTTTCTTAATTGGTTCACTCATAAAATTTTATTGTTTTTAACTGTAAGTTTGGACATTGCACAAAGTTTCTACAAGTTAAGGTCTAGGTACTCGTTTAAGACGTCTAGACAGTGTTTTAAGTTGTTGGTTGTGAAAGCCAAACCTCCATTTTCATTTATAAAATTTTGAAATATTTTCTGGTCCAGTGTCGTCTTTCCATTTTTTGATTTCACTTCAATTGCGACAAAGCGACCGTCAACACACCCCAAAATGTCTGAAACTCCATTTATTGCGTACTTGTTCTTTTTCTTTCTAAAAACTTTTTTGACTGGGTCGTAAATCCCCGTCGTATGATTTTTGAAAAAGAAAAGACCCTTTAATTTGAGTACGTTCAAAATTTGAGTTTCAATTTCTTTTTCTCTTTGTGGCTTTAACTTCACAAAAAAATAATTACATTATAAATTAAATGAATCAAGCAAAATATTTATTACAATACTATATTGTATTGATCGTCAGTAAACATTTCTGGGTCATTTAGCAATTGGTCGTTCTTCATGAACAAATGAGTTTTATTTAAAACAAAATATTCTAGGTCTGATTTTTTATCAAATTTTGAGACCAAAGTATAGATCAATTCCCCTAAAACAAAATCAAAAGAATTTAAATCTAGATTTCTAGAGAAAGAAACATAGTCATGAACTTGACCATTTTCTGTTTGCTCTTTTATAAATTTTACGCCCGCTTTCAAACCCCGACAAGTCTCCATATCTCTCCTCCTGTTTACTTATGTGTTTACTTTTGTATACATTAAGATTTTGTAAAATCAAACAATTTAAATTAAAACTTATTTATTCTAAAATGGATTGAACATTTTTTTTATGTATGTAAAAAGATTTAATTATGAGAAAAGAAATCAGACCCAAAATTAACAAAACAAATAAAAAACGATTTTTTGCAGTTAATTACAAGCCTACCGACTATGAGAAAATTTTACATTGTTCTGAGCATTTTGAAGGAAATGTCTCAAGATTTTTAAGGGATTGCGCTTTGAACTTCAAAGCCAAAGACAATTTCAAAATCGAAGACCTTCGTGTCGTTAAAAGAGAATTTACCATAAGGGTCGGGATTCGTTTCACTGAATCCGATTTTGAAAAGGTAAAATCTTTAGCTGACAAATTTTCTCAAGGTAACATTTCATCATTCATTCGGTACGCTTCTCTGAAACGAGCAAAACACTTTCTAAAGTCTTAATCATTTTTTCGGCTAGCTCAATTTCGTTTCTCCACCCTGTCCAATACAATTTAATGCAAAACCTCCAGTCTTTATTCATGTTCATCCAAAGTTTTAAATATTTTTTATCGTCAAGAACCATAAGTTTTGAAACCAATTGATTTGGCTCAGACAATGGCCTAACTAAAGCGTGAAAGAAAATATCTAGGTAAAGCCAAAAAAAACCAAACCTAGAGGGTTTTAAACCCGCACAAATCTTTATATGATTTCTGTCGGACGGTGATAAGAAATCATGGTTTTCAGGTCTGTAGTTTGGATCAACTAGATTCATTCGATCTTGATATTTGAACCCAGCAAAAAGGCAAATCATTTGATCCCTGGAAAATGTGTATTTGAATTCTTTGGGATGCCTAAAATATCGTGTGTAGTTCAGAAATTTTATCATGTAATATTCTAGTTCAATTTTGCTTTCATGATTGAAAACCGTTGCAATACCTGCTAATCTAGCAGAGTCTTGAAAATCATTTGCTCCGTTGTCTCTGGGGAGACCGTACTCATCGTAAATCATTTTTGTTTTCCTTTTTTAATAAACTTTGCTTTAGTTTTAAACATTTTAATTTAAAGTCGTTTAAATCGCTTTAGATTGATTTTTTTGCTTAATCCATCAAAACGTATTAGGTTCATTTTTGACACGCTGCTAATGCTTTCCAATGCTTTTTAAATCGCTATCCTGCTTGTTGTTTCTGGTTAGTTTGTCGATTTTTACGATCGGTGATTCGTTTTCAAGATTTTTTAAATAAACTTGTGCGTAATTTTTGAAAAAATGAGTTCTGAAAAAACTTTCCAATCCGGTCAAATAAATTTTCTCATCGGATCTTTCAAGCTTGTTGCCTGGGTAAATTTTATTCAACTCCTCCCGAGAATAGTTTTTTAGCCAATCTTTAAAAATCAAATTTGCATATTCGTGTTCGAGTTTTTTTAATTCTTGTTCTCGTAGTTCGATTTCTCTCAAGGTTCTTTCTCGCTCAATTTCGCTTTTCGTTTTGACGCCCTTTTCGTCAAGCTTGGTTTTTAAACCCGCAAAGGCAGCGCCAAGACATGAAAGAAAAAACGAGTACAGGGAACTGACGCTTGCTCGGTCGCGCTCGAATGGTTTTTGTGTCAGGTAGGCTTCCATTTTCTCGACTTGAGTGTAAAAAATTTCAGAGGAGACAAGCCAAGATTTGTTTTTTCTGAGTGAGTTCAAAATCATGTTTTTTGGAATTCCATGCTTTTCAAGAATTTCAAAATTGTGCTTATCAATCTCGCATATTTCAAACTCTCGCTCTTTGTCGTTTTCTTGGGCATTTTGAGAATGGCCTAGGATTAGGTTATTAATATTAATAATAATACCTAACCTAGAGGAGCAAATCAGATCAAATTTTTTTGCTTGCTCTTTGGGCATTTCTAAAAGTTGAATGTCATTTTCTTTGATTAATTTTATGACTTCGTCGTAAATTAATTCGTTCATTTTGTACATTGAATTTCCGTTCCTTCCAAAATTAACTTTTGTTTGAATTACTTTATCTTTCACAAGTCTCCTAATGCTTGTTTTTATTGTGTTTTCTGGGGTTCCAAGATACTCCGCTATTAGGCTTCGAGTTACCCCAAAAGTTTCATTAACACCTGTGTGGCTTATGGCCCTAAAAATGAATTGAAATATCTCTTTTTTAGTACCCCGAAGTTTCGTTAAATATTTTTTAAGATTGTCCGAGTTATCCACTTTGTCTGTGGAAAAAATCGGGTTCAAAAAGGGGTTCAAAAGGGGTTCACTTTTTTCAAGTTTGAACCCCTTTAAATTTTTTTCGGGTTCATTTGAACCCCTTTTTGAACCCGATTTAGCCTCATTTGAACCCCTTTTTGAACCCCTTTTAATGCTGTTTTTGCATATTTCCGAGGCAGCATTTGAACCCCTTTTAGCCTCATTTGAACCCCTTTTAATTTGATTTATGCTTACATTGTCGTCAACTTCATTGGCTAATTCACAAGCATTTAGTGTTATTGTTTCACTCATTTTAAACCCCAAGATCCATTTTCAAATGAGCTAAAAAAGTCTCTAGGCATGGTTTGATTTCGCCCTTTGAATGCAAGACCTTGTCCTGATACTCGTGTATGAATCGGTTCAATTGACTTGGTGTGATTAGTGAAGCGTCGATGTTTTCCAATACGGAAATTTGACTTATTCCGAAAGGCTCAAGGCTTGAAAAATCAACCAAAGAAAAATCAGAACTCTCTTTGTTTTCAATTTGAACTTTAGCCTTTTCGAGTGATTTCAAAAAATGCGACTTCGTGAAATACTTAAGTGATCGGTACGTTTTCAATCCGTCCTTGATTCTTTCGTTCAAATCAACCAAATAAAAATCTTTAGTTTTGTTTTTTGATTTTTGTTTGGTCAAAAGATTCAAGTCGTTCAATTTTGAAATTGCAGTAAAAATTTGTGTTAGATTTTCAAACCATTTTTTGTCATAAAATTGATAGCACAACACGCTTGATGAATCAAAATAAGGGCATTCGTTTTTGACTTCTTTGTTTATGAAATAACTAGATTCGATTTCGATTTCGTCTTTGAAAAGCTCTCTGATTGTTTCAAGGCGATACTTGATTGATTGTCTTTGTGTTGAATGAAAAAATTTTTCAAACTCAGACTTTTTTATTTTTAAATAGCCAGGTTTCAGAGGGTCGCCATAAGTTTCAATCAAATTTTTTATTAAAAATAATATTGCTACTTCATTCACATTATTTTTCAAAAAAGCGGTTTTTAAACTTGTTTCAATTTCAATATTGTTGTATGTTTTCATGACTAAATCCCTGAATACCGTTAGTAGATTCAAGCCCTCTAGCGGTTTCTTTCCTTCCAAAAATTAAGTAAAACTATGCTCATTAATGTAACATAATCCTTATCTTTTTTATGTTTTCTCTTTGACTGGAGATAAACACATTATTTATTGTACATAAATAATACATTGCCTGAATTAAAAGACAAAATACGCACACGAGCAAGTTCATTTCACAATTTTTTACAACTCAAGAATTTATTCCTTAGCACAAAACAGAACACTGTAAAAATTATCAAAACGACACTATTGTATCGTAAGCTATTGATTTATATGTAGTTATTTTGATTTTGTTTATTTTTGAAAAAATATATTGGTGGACCCAACCAAAACAAAATTAAAATAAATAAATATAAATTATTTCAATAATTTATATTTAAGCAAAATACTTGGTTCACAACTATTTCACAACGATATTTTTCCATTTAAAATCTTGCATTTTTTTTGAGCGCGTTGCATTATTAATTTATATTCAAACGCTGTGAGGACTTATGAAAAACATTTTAAATTTACTAATAATTCTTTTGTCTTTCAACTTCTGTTTTGCTGACGAAACAACTAATCAAGCAGAAAATCAAACACAGCCTCCCGAAGTTGAAAAGTCTGAAAACATTTTATCTAAGTATAAAATGTCAGCTCATGTTTCGTACAACATGGCCGAAACTATGGAAACAGACAGAACATCACTTGTTTACAATGGTGCCACTTATAAAGGCGAGACAAAGGGACAGATAGATAAGTCCGTCGGCTTAGGCTTTGAGGGGACAATTTATAAAACAATTACTGATTTTGAATTCATAGCAGGGATTCAGCACGACTTTGCTAGGCCCTTGAAGTCAATATCCTATCGTTTGACTAACTTCAATTATACGCCTTCTAGCGTTTCAGAAAAGATTTCTCAGACAACCATTTATTTGAACCTTAAAAAAGACTTTGAAAAATACTATTTTTTTGGAGGTCTAAATATGTCTAATTTTCAAGTAACAAACTCACCAGGAGTTTCATACAAAATCACCCCTGGACTTGGGCTTCAAGCTGGGGTCAATTTCAAAGTTGACGAAAGAATCTCTTTAGAGGCGGTTTACAAAATTTCTAAGTTTGATCTTAAGCAGACGTTTGATGATTCAAATGGAACTAATTATTTTGAACACAAATATGTAGGGATTAGTGGGATTCTTTTGAACCTAAGATTTTCTTTCAAATAGGTTCTGGTCCATTACAGAATTGAATTGAAACTGTATTTTTCAATACAGTTGTGTGTTTCACGACTTAGAAGTTTGATTTTCGATTTGATTTTCACACTTCAATCCGTCCGAAGTTATGTCGATCGCAAAAGCTAAATCATCCGGTTGCAATTTTAAATAAACTTTTTGATAAACCTGAATAGACATTCCTAAAATGGTACAAGCCACAGAGGGATTGACTTTGTTTTTTGCGAAGTTTGTCGCAGCACTATGTCTTAAGTCGTGAAATCTAGTTCTTTGAGTGATACCAGATTTTTTTTTAATCTGTTTCCATTTTTCATCAATCATTTGACCATAGAGTGAATTTTTAGGGTCTGTTTTTTTTGGAAACAAAAATTTACTTCGACCCTTAGATTTTGAAATAAATTTTTCTAAAATTTCGTTTAATTCAGTAGGGACGGGGACCGTTCGGCCATTTCCTGTTTTTGTGTTTTCAGGAAACAACTCGATGAAATATCTATTTTCTTTTTTCTTAATTCTTTCCAATTCGATTGAACAAATTTCGTTTTTTCTCATACCAGTAATATAAGCCAATGAAAGAACAAATTTCATAAATTCATTGGAGTTAGAAATCATTTTGTTCATTTCTGTTTCTGAAACATAACGTCCTTTTTGTTTTTTTAAAGACTTCTCTTCTGCTTTTGGAAGCTCTAACTCTGGTTTTTGATGAATTTGCAAATGACCAGATTTAATCATAACATTTAAAATGTTGCTCAGATATTTGAATGCTGGTCCAATTTGATTGCCTGGCTTTACCTTGTGATGCCAGTTTACAAAATCAGTTATTGTTTTTTGATTTACGTCTTTCACAGTTTTGTTTTGCCAAAAATCTCTTAAGTTGTTTCTCCAAACTTTTTCAACACAAATTAAAGTATTTTTTGACAAGCCAGCGGCTTTTTTTTGCGCGAGCATATCATTGTAAAAATCTTTGATTAAAACACTTTTAGGCTTTTCAAGTTCGCCCGTCGATGCCTTATGAAGTATCGTGAAAATTTTCGCTTTAGCTTCTGAAAATGATTTTGTTTTCAAAGTGACAAAATGACTTTTACCGTCGAGCGTTTTCCGCGCATAAAAAATTCCCGATGCTAAATTGATGTATAAAGATTCGTATTGTTTATTTTTTGAATCAACGTACTTAACAATTTTTGTTTTCATTTTGCTAAAATGTTTCGTATTTTCCACTCTTCCCAGACCTCTCGATTAATCAAAATCTTTCTTGAATTAAATCTATTCGTTTGCAATTTACCAGATTTGATTAAATCATAAATAGATTTTTTTGAAACGCATAGTTCTTTAGCGGCGTTTGAAACGCTTAAAAATTCAATGTTCTTAGATGCCATTTAAGTCACCCATTTGTTTTTGTAAATATTTTTTAATCATTTCAATTGTAGATTTTCTTTGTCCGCCGAGATTGAAAGATTCTAATTTTTTTGAATCCCAAAGTTTTGATACCGTTGCCATCGAAACATTTAAATATTCTGCGACCTCAGCTCTCGTCATTGAAGTTGAAATTTTTTCTTTTATTGCTTGTAAATCTTGATTCATTTCTCATCCTTTCGTCACCAGCCATAGCCATCGCCATTGCCATTGCCATAGCCATAGCCATAGCCATTGCCATTGCCATTGCCATAGCCATTGCCATTGCCATCGCCATCGCCATAGCCATAGCCATAGCCATTGCCATTGCCATTGCCATAGCCATTGCCATTGCCATCGCCATCGCCATAGCCATAGCCATAGCCATTGCCATTGCCATTGCCATAGCCATAGCCATTGCCGACACTAGCTTGCGAATCTTCAAAATTAATTGTTCTTTTTTTCAAAGTAGATTTTTCCATATTTCTTGATTTACTTCTATAGTTGCTATTTTCGTCAGATTATCGAACTCAACTTTGCCGAAGCACTTGTCCAATTTGGTTGATGAGGTAGGCCCGTTTTGAGCAAGTTCACCTAAACCTTTTGTTGTGCCCCAATTTCTGATCACACTAGCATCGTGTAAAAAACAGTCATCGCCTTTACGCTCAAATCGACCAATCAAAACCCAACCTCGTTGCAAGATTGCAATTTTGATTTCTCCATCTTTTTTTACGGGTGCATATTCAACACCATTCAAAATTACGTTGTTCATGTTTTCACTTCCTTTTCTCGATTATTTTTCTTTCGTTCCCAAATCACATTCTTGAAATTAAATTTTTCCTTGATAGTCTCAATTGCTTCCCTAACATCTTTCATTCCCATTTTTCCCCCTATTGTTCTAATTCGTCATACCCTTTAAGTTTCCATACTTCATTGTTTGTAATCTCATCTTTGTAAACTAACTCTGGATGACACCAACAATTTTGTGGTCTACATTAATTTTTCAGCTAATGATTTTTTTTGCCCAACTTCTTTTAATTCACTTTCAGAATCGGGCATAAATAAGTCGTCTTCATTTTTAAATAGTTGTTCTAAGTCTGTAGACATTGGAAGTCTTTTTGAAAGCCTTCTTATAACAGTTTTGCGCCACATTTCAGATTCAAAAGCACCTGACCATGGACCATTATTTTTTGATCTAGAAACATTTTTTACGTCGCTGACTTGCTTGGATGACATCACTTCCATGTATACAAAATTGTCTTTTGTTTTTGCGACGGCATAAGCTCCAATCATCGGACCTCTGTCTTCAAACATTTCCGGTTCGTGTTCTAAAATTTGACCGTCTTGAGTAACCTTGTACGAAAACTTGTCGTTCTTGTGTACGATCTCGGAAGTTATTGAGGCAAGTTCCCCGCTGTTTCTGACTTTTTTTAAAATTCCTCCAATCATCGGCATATACTGTGCGGTTTGAATTCCCTTATTGTTAAAGGTAACAATTGCAGCTTCGCGTCCATCAATCAATAAACCGTCTTGTGCAGCCTTGGTCAATGATTGCAAAACAGATTGTTTAGAACAGTCCATGATTGAAGGGTTTGAAAGAATTGCTGTTTCAGCAACACGAACAAATTTTTCAATAGGGATGTGTTTCGGTAAAGCTCTTTTAAACTCTTCGGCTCCATTTTTTAAAGCGCTTTTCCATGATTCAACCATTAGAACTTGTTTCGATTTTCTGACAGGTTCGTCGTTAGTCTCGACTATTTCTTTTGATTCAACTTGTTCGACTTGTGGTTTGATTTCATTTGATTCAATTTCATTTTGTAATTGATTTTCGCTCATGTGGATTTTCCTTTATTGTTTTTAAAGCATTATTTCTTTAGGTCTTAAATATTGAGGTAGTTCAACGTAATTTATTATTTCATTATTTGAAGACCAGTCATTGGATTCTTTGCACATTATGTATTTTTCAAGTAATGTTTTGTAGATGTTTCGTCCATGCTCGATGACTTCTTTGCTTAATTGATAAACGCCGACTGAGTAGGGAGGGGACTTTTCTACAGAAATGAAAACAAAATCAGGCTCATTTCCTGTAATCTCAAAAACAGCATCATGATAAAATGCAGCTTGCATTACATACAAATACTTTGGCGAAAAAATCGAATCACAAAATTCTTTTGAAGTTTTTGCCTCGGTAGTTTTCAGATCGACAATGATCTGTCTGTCGCCACAAAACCAATCTAGTCTTGCCTTGCAATCAATTCCTTGAAAATTGAAAAGCGCGGTTTCCTCTGATTTTCCTTTGGACAAAACTTTAGATGCCAGTTGATTTTCTCTGACTGAATTGTGCATTGCCATTGCAGTTTCGTATTCTTCAAAATCAATGATTGTTCTACCGTTTGATTCGTTCTCAAAAGCTTGCCAGGCTTCGATCTGTCGAATTGAATCCTCGCTAGGCTTTTTTGCATTTAACTGTGCGGCTGTAGGTTTTTTTAAGTCGCTAGGTTGAACAATATAGTTTGAAACAAAAAGGTCTGGTTCCAAAATGGCTGTGTGAACCATGGTCCCCAAACGCATTGCTTGGGTTTCTTTTTGAGGGTTCTTTTTGTTTTCTAGAAAATGAAGTGGACTTAAGTTCATGTATTTCAAACTGGACGCATTCATTCGATCCAATGCCCTATATTCATTTACGTTCATTCCTGAAATTATTGTATTCATTTTAGTAGTCCTTTTTTAAAATGGAATGTCACTAGATTGTTCAAAGTAATTTGTTTCACTAAATTCAAAACTTTGATCTTGGTCGGTTGCTTCATTGGTTTTTTTGAATTCCAAAATCTCAATTGTTTTAGCTACCAGGTTGGTCGTGTAAACTCGAACTCCTTGTTTCTCGTACTCATGCGTTTTTGAGGCCCCCTCGACAAATACTTTCATGCCTTTGTTGAGGCTTCCTTCAAGGCGCTCTGCAAGTTTTCCCCAGGCTTGGCAGTTAATAAAGTCTGTTTTTTTCTGCCAGTTCCCTTGCTTATCTTTGTAGCTCTCGTTTACGGCCACTGTGAACCTTAGCAAGTTACTGCTAGGGTTTGTTTTCAAACTCTCAGCATTTCGAGTTAAAAATCCAATTACGGTATGTCTGTTCATTTTCTCCCCTAGTTGTCACGATTGACAATGCTAAAAACAGATGACACAAATACTATTTATGGAAATAGTAGTTACTTTTGATAAATAGTATTTACTTTTGATAACAAAAGTGTTGCGTGTGTATAAATATGTTTACTGGATAGCAATAAATAATTGCGTGCGCAAGAATTATTTTTGAAAATGTTTGTTTAAAATAGATAAAAAAAGAAATGGCCCAAAAAATGGAAACAATGAGTGAAGACAAATACATAGAGATTTTTATTAAAAATGTTTCTGAGGTTTTGAAAAAAAGGGACAGAAGCATGAGGTGGCTGTCACTTGAATCTGAATTGAACGGATCGACCGTTTTTAGGGTTCTGAAAGGACAAATCAAGCCAAGCCTAAACACTTGTGTTCAAATTTCAAACTCCCTCGGCGTGTCACTTCAATGGTTGTTCACTGAGCATAAAGGCAATTTGAAAATACCAGAAAAATCATCAAATACCCAAAGTAATGATTTCAATGAAGTTTCAGACCGCTTGGATGTCATCGACAAAAAACTTGATCTTGTTATTTCTTTGAGCAATCAAAAAAAAGCAAAGCAATAAACTTGCATAAAATCTGCATAATTATGCGTTACTAGGGTCATCCTTTAAAAAGGGAGCAAAGAGCATAACCTCGGCACGTCTTCTTGTCACAAGACCGTTGACGACCTTTCCACCTGCTTTGTTCCATTTCAGAAACTCAAGCCAAGC